CCTATCTGTTGTTTGACGTGGGAAAACCGTGGGAAAACCAGGAAAACCAAAAGTCGAAATAAGGAGAAGTAGCAAAATGGGAATCAAAGAAATTAAAGTAGGTAAATATTATCTTATAGAAAGTAGAACAAGAAAGCCAGGCAAGGAGTTCATAGGTATATGCGTGTTATCAAATAAGGGTGGTTATTTTAATTCATTAACATTTAAACTCCCTGATGGAACACTATGGTGGACAACAATTTACTATGTTATAAGAGAAGTACCAGAACATGTGGCAGTATTGGAGATGTTAAGATGATGTGTAAAAAGTGTAATTCACCAAGAGTCGATATTAAGCACAACAATAACTACTACTGCATGTCTTGTTGGCATAAGAAAGGTGGAGTACACAAGAATTGGAACTTCGTATTCATGGAGGACAAAAAATGAGGAAACAAATAGCAAGAATCAAATATAAGAATCAAGAGAAAACCCTATGGGGATTTATGATTGAAAAAGGCAAGGTCTTACTTTACTTTAAAGAGTATGATATTGACTTTGTACGTCATCAGCAATCCTTCTTTGAGGAAGCAGGTTTTAGATGCAAATTTAAGCCTGGCGGGTATAAACCCTGGATGAAACCGAACTACTCAATATGGTTTCGTGGAACTGTCGAAGATTGTACCATCTTTCTCGGTGAACTGGACAAAAACCCTGCATGGAAGGTAATACCGAAAATGCCAGTAGATGAGTTTTACTCAATCGCAATACTTGATTGTTTAGATGATACGAAAGACGAAATGTCAAAATATCCAAGAAGAACAGTACCATATTACAATAGATACAGGCGATAGTAATGAGAACGTATAAATATAAAGGAAAAACAGTTCAAGCAGAATCGCATCGAGAAGCCTGTGAGAAATTAGGAATCTCTATGAAGGATTTAAAGAAATATGGGAGAATAATTCGATATTTGACAAAGGAACAGAAGAAAGCAGAGAAGTTAGGCAAAGGTTATGAAGAAGCACAACTAAAGCGAAGGCTTAAACCTGGCGAAATTGATAAGAACTGGTATCAGAAGTATATAATAAAAGAACTCAAAGTAAATGGGTGTGTTCGATGTGGTTACAATAAGAGTGATAATGCTCTTTGTTTCCACCATGTTGAGCCATCATTGAAGAAGTTTGAACTGCGAGTAGGCAGAATTAGGGTTGCCAATTTTGCAGATGAGTTCGCCAAGTGTATGTGCCTTTGTTTAAATTGCCATGCAGAAGTTCACGAAATCATGGAGGAAGAATATGACAAAGAGGTTGAACAAGGGACAAGCGTATAGGTATGTCGAGAGTAAGTACGACTTTGCCTTCATTGTCCTCGCCTTTACTTGGCGAAAGAAAGGAAAGACAAGAGTATATTCCTATACCGTTCAAATTCTGTGGGACAGAAGTAAGGATGGTTATCTATGGGATAAGAATGAAGTAATAGATAGTCTTGTATTTGATGAAGGATGTAAAATATATAAATTGAAAGCAGATGAATGGGTACTTGATGCCCTATAAAGGAAGTGAGAAAATGAATCATACAAAAATATTAGAAGAACTCGAAAAAAAATTGACCTCATTAGAGAATGATAAAATTGCTCTAATAGGTAGATATGTTGAGGCAGTTAGACGATTGAGAACAGAAAAATGTAAGGAACTTGAAAAAGAATATGCTTACCTTGCATTGGAGATTAAAATCACACACAAAAGAATCGAACTATTGAAAAGTCAGAGTGATGAATTAAATGGATAATAATAAACAACGTAAGCCACAGGTAAATAAGTGTGCAAAATGTGATAGTCCTACTATTGATTTTATTTGGACAACAAGTGCAACAATTAATCCTGGTATAAAAGTAATGTATCCGAAAGTAAAACTATGTAGAAAGTGCTATGAGGACATGAAAAAAATTTATCCTCCATGCAAACCACAATATGCTAAATGTCCTCATTGCGGAGGAAAAATTAAATCAGAGTTTCTTAACAAGGTTGTTGCTGATGATGAACCGTATTGTAATCACGAGTATAAACCAAAAACATTACAACAAGAACGGGAAGAAGCAGAAAGGACATTAATAATATATTGTGACGATTGTGGATATATTTTGGGGTATCGAAATGACTAAAAGACATAGATTACAAACACATAAACGAGGTAGAAAAACTAAAGCAATACCACGAACACGACAGAATCAAAATTTGCTTGGTGGTATTCCTATGATAATTAAGAATGGTATTATATTGTATGGAGATAAAGTTCCAAAAGGATTTAGTTACAATAGTAGACGTAAATGTGATTCAGATGCAGAAGAAATGTTTAGGAACAGAGCAATACTTCCACAAGGAGAAGGAGATTTTCAACGTAGGCATATCTATGAAATGAGATTTGGTATTAGAACAGATGAATCAGATGACGAAAGACGAAAGAGAGAGTATCATGATTGGTGGGAAAATGAACAACGGAAATAAAGTAGTAATGTGGATGTTATTTCTATTCCTTATTGTTGCTATCCTAACTATCTATTCACATGAGGTAATTGAAGCAACCGAGTACGGAGAATTAAAACCAATCACTGCTGATGAATTACATCATCAAGATGTTATAATACATATGAACTCTAATGTAAGTGAACCATCTATTCAAGTTATAACACATCAAATTATACATAGAGATATGTGGCGTGATTGGGAAGTATTAGGTACACAAGCAGAAATACATATCTATATACCGTAGACCGAAACACTTAAATACTACTACTGTATTTTTCACACCTTAATACGAGGAGATAAAGAATATGAAATTCAAACCTGGAATGTTTATAGATGAAAAAACATTAAGTAAAGATGAGGCAGAAGAATTCTATACGTTTCTATTGAATGAGATAGAACGACACAAAGAGCATTTGGCAAAGTATAAGGCTATTGCTCGTGATGATAAGACATCCACATTCATGCGTATCGTAGCATTAACAGTTGTGGAACGTAATCTTGATGACATTGAACATACGAATAGAACATTAGCAATCCTTGATAACATCTTGGAGGAATTAGATGACTAAAAAAGCAAAGAAACCAACAAGAGAAGAATTAGAACAATCATTTGAACAATGGAATAATGCCCTTGAAGGGTTGAAAGCAAAAGCAGAACAATCATTCATGCCTTTGTTAGCCAAAACATTTGGGTTTGGGCAAGAGGTATTGAAAATATACAAACAAGCATTCCTCAATCTTCATAGTAGAAGTGAGGAAGAATAAAACCGAAAGGAGATAAGAAACATGTCTAAATGGCAAGAACAAGAAGAAAACGTGAAATTCGTTGCATTCGGTAAAGAGAATGCTAAAGAAGGCAGTTATGTAGTCAAGGAAAACGAAACACTTGAAGGTGTACTTGAGAAAGTCAAAGACTCAAGCAAAGGATACGGTAAAATCTACCAACTCCGAACCAAAGGTGTCGAGGAAGCACTTATCATTTGTGGTAAGACTGACCTCAACAACAAACTTGGCTATGGAAACACCGCAGTTATGCCTGTCGGTGAGGGTGATGAAGTTCGTATTACCTTTACTGGCATGAAGCCAACCAAACGTGGAAAACCAATGTACACCTTTAAGGTTGCAGTTAAACGAGCCTAATAAGGCTCACTCTCTTTTCTTTAGAACCCACGGTATAGACGTTTCCATCATGTCACCTAAAAGTATAGATAAATACTGTCGGGGTGAATCAAGCAACACATACAATGGAGATATGTGTTGTAGAAAGATGATGGATTAAAGGGGATACCCTACGTTGCCGACATGGTGATAAATATGATAGTGCGTGAACATTTAATTGAAGATATAATAAAAGAAATCAAACAGTCAGATGCAGTTGCTCTCGACTTTGAAACTATATCATTAGAGGATAAGACACCTGTTGCTCTCTCTTTTGCATATAAGAACAAGGTCTGGTTCTGTCCAATAAAAATGAAATATTTTCTCAATGTGAAATATGAGTTAGTAGAGAAGTTGCTCTATGCAATTACTCAACATCCTAATTTAGTTTTTCACCATTCTGCCTTCGATTTGCAGGTCTTGAGGAATATCGGTATCACCTTATCTACCTCACCACACGATACCCTTATCCTCTCTCACCTGCACGATGAGAATGGCTCACATAAATTGAAAGACCTGGTACAAGAACATTTTGATTACCACATGATGCGGTATAAAGATGTTTGTGGGACAGGTAAGAAACAGATTGAGTTTCGTGATGTATCAGATAAGCAGGTAGCACATAAGTATGCTTCCGATGATGCTTACTATACATTGAAACTTTTTAACAAGTTATACCCTATAATACAATCAGATAACGACCTTGCACAAGCATACAATAAAGTAGAACGACCATTACTCCTGGTAGTAGATGATATGCATACTCAAGGTGTGCCAGTTAACGGACAAAAAATAGATGATACTCGCACAAAGTGTGAAAGTTTTAAAGACTTATATAAATCTAAACTTGAACATTATATGAGTGACGTTAATCTGAATTCATCTAAACAACTTCGTGAATACTTCATTGATAAAAAGAAAATGCCTATCCTTAAAAGAAGTCATAAGACAAATGAGCCTTCTGTTGATAGTGAAGTGTTAGAGAAGTATGCAAAACAAGGTTGTATGGAAGCAGATTGGATTCTTAAATATAGATACTATTCAAAAATTCTTGCTACGTTTGTTCCCGCACTACGACCTGATGCGAGTGGGCTAATACATCCCCACTTTCATCAAGTCGGAACAACCAGTGGTAGGTTCTCAAGTAGTAACCCTAACTTTCAGAACATTCCTAAAGGTGATGAGTTTGATATTCGAGAGAGTATTCAAGCACCAAAAGGATATACATTCGTAGGTGCAGATTATTCACAGATGGAACTTCGACTCGCTGCCCACTTTAGTCAAGATAAGAATATGAAAGATGCCTTTATCAATGATGAGGACATTCACGAAAAGACCAGACAAAGAGTTGGTTGTACAAGAACAGAGGCTAAAGTATTGAACTTCGGAATCCTTTATGGTATGGGGACAAATACGTTAGCAAAGAATCTCGGCTGTAGTCGAATGGAGGCTAACCAATTTCTCGCTAATTACCGTAAGTCTTATCCATCACTACAATTATATATGAATCAAGTTAAACAAGATGCTGCTAATAATGGTTCACTCACTCTCCTATTTGGTCGGAAACGACACTTACCGCCATCCTTCGAGGATTACGATGATTGGTATAAAGGAGGACTACTCCGTTCAGTTGCCAATGCCGTAATCCAAGGAGGCGGTGCAATGATTATTAAGAAAGCGATGGTATGCATGTATGATAAGTTAAAAGATTATGATGCTCACATCATTGCACAGATACATGATGAGGTAATAGTTATGTGTAAAAAGAACGATGCAGATAAGATAAAGATAATTGTCGAAGGTTGTATGTTAAAGCCTACCGAGAATTTATCCATCCCATTCAAAGTGGATGTAAAAGAAGGAAAGAACTGGAGTGTGATACACTGATTGTAGATTTACTATTCGCCACTGCAACAATGCTATTTGTATTGGCAGATTGTAAGCAGGTACATAAGATATGGGTAAAGAAAACTGTTGCAGGTCTATCCTTCACACACTACAAATTGAAAACAATCGCCCTATGTCTAATGTTAACTGGATATATTATATCAGATTTACATATATCTATAGTTGTAAGTCTAATTAATTTGACATTGACAATTACAGCAATCTATTTTATGATTAAGTATCGGAGGAAACATGAATGAAGAAATATTATTTGGCACATAGTTGTGAACTGATTGACTCGGTTCGTAAATGGGAACTAAAAGTGCAAGGAAGATTTAAAGTTGACCTGATTAACCCATTTAAAGGCAACGAATTTGAGAACATGGAAGAACTACGACAACTAACCACTCGGACAAAGTTACTACAATACATGAGAACTTTGGATGAAGATACATGTCAGAAGATTGTAGAGTATGACCTTGAACTGTTGAGAAAATGTGACGGTCTTATAGCAGTATTCCGTAACCCATCATTAGGTACTGCAATGGAAATATTTTCCGCAGCATACCTGTATCGTATTCCATGTTATATCATCTGTCGCAAATACATCTACCATCCCTGGATTGTTCACCTTGCCAAGAGAAGTGGTGGTGAAGTATTCAGTAGTAGAACAGCATTTGAAAAGTATTTAGAAAAACAAGGATTTCAGAGGTATTAAGAATGCCATATGTTAAACAGGAACAAAGAGAAAGACTTAATTGGATTGTGGACAATCTTGCATCCGAACTCGGAGTGTACGGTGTGACAGGCAATCTTAATTATGTTCTTTATAAGTTATTCAAAAAGTTAAAGAAGTTAGGTTACATTAATAACTACGAAACTTTCTCCAGGTTCATTGCTGAATTAGAATGTAATAAACTTGAACTCTATCGTAGAGAACTCGCCCCCTATGAAGATGAGAAGATAGAGGAAAATGGTGATGTTTAATGGGTTTACCATCAGTCAAGAGGCATCAATTTGAAAAAGAAAGAGGAGTCATATGGACATTGATTTCTTGTGAGAAACTTGGATGGGTCAAATTGCTTGACGAAGAAGGGAATCAAGTTATGATGTGGACAGGACTTACGGAAATGGAAGTTAAGTATATCATATTAAATTTTGTTACACAACAAGAAAAGAATAAATGGAAACAATTTGGAGGTGCATACTAATGTATCCTTTTTATAATAAAAAAGAAGTACCTAAAAAAGTAGTTGACAAAATTAAGTTGGCAGAGAAAGCACCACTCGTATCAGTTATTATTCCTACTCTACCAAACAGAAAAAAATTGTTGGCACGAGCAATTGAATCGGTACTCAACCAGACCTATCCTAATATAGAAATCGTAGTAGAAGAAGGTGGAAGGAATGTACAAGATGCTCGTAATATCGCAGTAGAACGTTCACATGGAAGATACCTTGCCTTCATGGATGACGATGATGAATGGTATCCAGATAAGTTAGAAAAGCAAGTTAAAATTTTAGAAAACAATAATGAGATAGTTCTATGTATATCATGGGGTGATGATTATAAATTTGGTTTATATCATTGTATTCAACCAAAAGAATGGTGGACATTTACCGAATTGATAGAAGGATTTAATATCTCTTGTACATCAGCATTTATGTGTCGTAGGTCATCCTTCTTTGCTATTAATGGTATGGATGATACATTAGATGATTCTCACGAATATGATTTAGCAATTAAATTATCATGTATCGGTAAAGTTTATTGTATTCAAAAATCATTAGTAAGATTTAATCAATCTGATGATAATTGGTCTGATGATTTTAATAAAAAAATTCGTGGGATGTTACAATTTATGCAAAAATGGGGACATGCATTTGATAAGAAACGGTGGTTTAATACTATAGGTTGTCTTGGATTATTTACTATTGGGTGGTTAACACCTTTTTGGAAACCAAATCCAGTTCATAAGATATTTAATATGACTAAAAATAAATATGAAAATCGTGATGCGAGGCAAAAAAATGCGTAAACCAGATTTTATGATTATTGGAGTTCAGAAAGCAGGAACAACTGCATTGAAGATATATCTTTTACAACATCCTGATATTTGGATGAGTAAAGATGAGATACATTACTTTGATACACAGCCTTTTCGTGGAGATAGATGGTACTTAAATCATTTTCAAAGGATGGATAAATTTGTAGGAGAAAAGACTCCTGGTTATATTTATCACGAACATGCGGTCAAACATTTAGCCAAATTGTGTCCTGATACAAAATTAATAGTTTTACTGCGTAATCCTGTATCTCGTGCTTATAGTGAGTACAAGATGCTTCGATTAAATGGATATTATCACGAATCATTTGAACAAGTAGTTTTTAAAGATGGTGAAATATTTGAACGCCCTGCTGTCATTCGTAGAGGATTATACGTTGAGCAATTAAAGCGTTTGTACAAATACTTTAATAAGAATCAAATACTTGTTTTAAAAGCAGAGGATTTGCATAACAATAAACAAGAGGTAGTTAATCAGGTAACAGATTTTATAGGAGCATCACGATTTACATTAATAGATGATGCAGATAAACATGTTGGTGGAGAGGTTAGATTTGAATGGTTGAATTATATTACAGGATTCTTTGAACATATACGAAATCAGAATAAACGAAAATTTTTATTCGTTTCTTATTTCTGTACAAAAATTATACGTTGGACTAAAGGAATTAATAAAATAAAAGGTTATAGACCAATGAATGAGGATACGAAAAAGAAGTTACAGGAATACTTTGCAGAGAAAAATAAAGAACTTTATGATATGGTGGGAATTAAATGGTAAAATATATTGGATGGTCTAAAGATTATACCGCATTAGAAAAAAGTGCATCTGGGGGTATTATATTTGAATTGGGAAGATACTTTATTGAAAACTTAAATGGTGTGGTTATAGGGGTTCACCTACTTGATAGTGGTCAATTGGTTTGGGACACTGCTGAAACATTGGAGGAATTACATAAGTTGCAAGGTTCAAAATATTGGCGACCTACAGGATGGGAGAAGATGTTAAATGAAATTCTCCCACGATTACAAACAGAAGGAAAAAATATTATGTTTGCAGGTACACCAAAACAGTGTTATAAAGTTAGAAAGAAAGGTTTTAAAAATATTTTGATAGTGCAATTCGAGTGTAATGGATATAATACAGAGCCTAATCATTATAGAGGACAGGATAGACCTACAATTCCTTGGAAACAAAGTGCCAATAAAATACCAAGAGAATATATTTATCAAAAATCTACTGAAAAAATATGTCACATGTGTCCCGCACTAACACAAATTGGTTCAGATGGACAAGTAATGCCAGGGATTTATAACGCAGCAGATATAACTTTAGGAGATGCTTGGGGATGTCACGAATCATACATTAATGAATTGGGTACTTCTCGAATTATAATTCATTCTTTTATTGGAAGTTGCATAATTAGATATTTGAAAGATAATGATAGAATAGAATTGGTAGTTGAGAGTAAGTCTGGTAATTACCCGCATAAAAATAGAGTTGCTTTATTTAATATTGAGAATCAAAATAATATAGGAAGTAGTTTATTAAGTACAAATCTTATTGCCAGTTTCCCTGAACTTGATTTTGTGGTATTTTTACATCCGTGGGGGAATAATAAATTTACGATGGATAGAATTATTAAAGGTTCAGGTAGAAAAGATTTAATCTTTAGGTCTATGGTGATTAATGCATTACATATTCCTTATTATTGGTTACATTCTTTATCTTTACCTGAATTAAAAGATTGTAATACTATAATAATAAATGGGGAGGATAATTGGTGTGGCAGTACCCAATTACCCGAAAGATGGAGAGGATGGATGTTATTTTTAACCCTATGTATTTTACATAAAAAGAAAATATATTTTATTAATGGTACTATGGGCGAGATACCTTGGTGGGTTAGACCTTGGTTTAAATGGGTATTGATGAACTGTAAAAAAGTTTATGTCAGAGATTATTGGAGTGTTGACCAATTAGAAAAGCAACTAAATTTTACTTCAGAGTTTTGTCCCGATATGGGATTTCTTACTCCAAATGGATTTCGTGAACAAGATAAAGAAGATTTTGCTATTTATACTCCGTCTGTTTGGGCAAGGTATTGTAATTCTGTTGATGGATATATTGATAAATGCATAAAGGATATACAGGAGATAGAAAAAAAGTATCCTAAAGTTATAATCATGCCCCATGATGATAGGGAATGCAATATTCCTATTTACCAGGAGTTATCCGATAAAACTGAGTGTGAATTGTATGTCCCACATACTCCAACTGATGCTCGACAAATGTATAATAAGGCTTTGGAAGTATGGACATATAGGATGCACTCGTATATTCAATGTGTATCAGTAGGGACAAAGTGTAATATTCTTTCTCCATACTCACCAAAATTTAATAGTATGCAAGAGGTTGTTTCGTTGACATCAATTAAGGATTTACAAAATATATTGAAAAAGACAATACAGAAAATAAAAAATGAAGTTCTGGAGTAATGGGGGAGGAGATAGAAACCCCCACCATCCAGAGTTAATATAATTTTTTCATAACTTTAGTATAAACATACCAAATTATGTACCCTGCACAGGCTGTAAAACACCCTGCAAACATTGAAGCCATGATTATTTTTATCATTTTTTTAATCTCCTTAATAAAGGTATTACTATTTTTTCAAATATTATTCTTAACGGTGTGTCAGCAGTTATTGTATGTTCAATAAAATCATCAATGAACATTAAAGCACCTACACCTATAAGCAGTTGCCAGAAAGGAATGAGATTGGAGAGTAGACCATTATCTATTCCCATATACCAGTTAAATAGACCGAAGCCTATAAACCAGAGTCCAGTATAGGAATGATGATTGCCTCTCCATTGAAACGGAACATGTGGTCGCATGTTTATTCCTCTTGACATTCTTCACTTGCTTTCTTGCTTGAGAAGTAGAAAGCATAAACGATTGCCGTCATCGTAACGAATTGTTCGAATTGAATAATGCCCTGCATCAGTCCATAGAACGCTGCCCCGACTGTTGACAGAGCAAGAATGGCTCGAACACTTCCTTGTGGCAATGCGAGTGGTTGGTTATATCCTACCATTTTTGCACCTCCTTTTATATTAAACTTCCTATAAGTCCTGCAATGGCAACACATATTGGAAGGATTATCCAAAATATCTGAATACAGATTCTATTTTTTTCAATTTTTTTATCTTGATGTGAGTCTTGTTTTTCTAAATCATCTAACCGTGCTATGATATAGAAAAGTAATTCTTTCTGCGTTATACGTTCATTTCCGTTTTCACTTTTGTATCTATTCGCTATCTCTTTTATATTCTTCTCCATTTTAATCACCTGCATATATTAGTGTCATTTCCCATTCAAATAAATTAGGACTTCCTCTAACAGTTTTAAATCTAAAATTTTTCAAGACATATACTCCATTGACATTTGAGTTAATATCATACAGAGTAAATTCTTCATGCTCATTTTGTAAATTAATTATACCCTCTGCTTTACCACTTATAGTATCACGAGTATAGACAGCATCTATCCACATGTAACCAGAGATAGTGAATGGTTCATCATTAAGTCCTATATCTACACCGTCTAATGAGCCATCCCAGAAATTAAAAATCTGGATATTCTTATTTGTTTCTCCTTTTACACTGTCCCATCGAACATATGGTAAATAGAATGTGGTTGTATTTGTATCAATCTGCATTTGATTCTCAAGTGTGGCATTTACTTCTTGTGTTAAGTCATCAAGATTTACTCTTATAAATTCATCAATAGTATTACCGCCCCATGTGAAACGAATACGAATCAAATCTCCATCGTTACAAACTGTTTGAACATTTATTTGATAGTATCCAGTTGCTCCTGTGGTTGTAGTATTTGTAGCAGTATCAGTTCCACTAATAGTTTGAACCGTTACGGTTGCCCCATTTACTACACTGCCACTTGCATCATACAAGTAGCCTCTAATCCAATGACTTCCTTCTAAGGACATGTTATCGACCACGTTACATCTGTATGAACTTTTGTTTCAAATACAATCCAATCTCTATTTATGTTAACATTTAATGCATCTGGAGTAATACCTTCTATCCATGCTCTCCATTCCCAGGTTGCTGTATCCCAGTAGGCTAATACTTCACCTGTCTGTAATGGAATTCCCTGTGCTATACTCTTTAAGGTTAATGAATAATCAGAAGCATTTATACAGTAACAGGTATAATTGTATCCCTTATTACCATTTACTCCTTTGTAATCTAATTCAATATTCTTGGGACAACACTCTGATGGTTCAGGTACAGGTTTTACAACTTGTACACCAGAATCCGTTAGATATGAATAGATGACATCAAATTGATTTACGGTCTGTGTACCACTGCCAGTGTCATCACCATAATATTTTATCCAACACCAATCGTCATCATCCCACGCCTGATTTGCATCCCACACTGCTACCCACTCTGATGCCTCGTCAAATCCAGTAAGGTTTTCTGCAACATCTTCTAACGTACATGATGAGTTTAGCCAACACCAGTAACTTATATCTGCATTGTTAACATATGTACCTACGAAATTTTCTAAATCAAATGAGAAATCATAACTTCTATTACAGCAAGTTGTATTTATCCATATTCTCCAATAGTAAGTTTCTCCACTTATATAAGCATCAGTGAAATCCCAAGTTAAATTAGTACCTGTCGCTACACTATTATTAGTTTGTTCTAATTCATAGGAAGCACCAGTTGTACCACCATCAAGGAATTGAACTGTCATAGTATCAGAATTATTATCTGACACATTAACGGTAACTGTCACAGGATAAGTAACATCAGCCTCTCCATCTGTAGGTGATACATAAGTAATGTAAGGGCAACATTGAGTGTATGCAGTTCTATCTTCACCGTAATTTGTCACACCATCTTCTGTTACATATGCTCTGTAATGGTATAATGTACAGCCTGTTAACCCTGTTATTGTTTCCGAGAATACCCCAGGACTGTGAGCAGATGCTTGACTACTACCATAAGCAGCAGTAGTTCCATATTCAAACCCTGCTGTTGCTGTTCCATCAATACAAGTAGAGTTAAAGTATCCATATAATATTAGTGTCGTATTATTACATGGTGCTGTGCTTGAATTTGTTGTAGTATTCCAACATGATAAGTTAACCCATTGGTCACTCGTATAAACTGTTGAGTTACTATTATTAACTGCTGCTCTCCAGTGTATTGAAGAACATGGGTCAAAGGTACAGTTCTCATAATAAAAATCTGTTACTTCAGTTAATGATTGGTTTACACTTCTATTTCCATATGAATCCGTGAATCCCCATTCAAACCAACAGTTACAACTTTCATTCCCATCTTCATCCAGAGTTGCAGTCATGTTTATGCAAGAGCAGTTTGCTGTATCTGTTGAAGCATTCGTAACTTGTGGTGCTTCGATAACTAATGGTACTTCATCTGCTCCAAGAGAGAAGAAGCCCCCATCGAAATCATACTGCAATGTATAGTATGTCATATTATCGTATTCAATTTTTAAGAACTCTGTTCCATAAAAAATCCTCATCTCATCAACACAGCCATCAAAGCAGTTACCGAATACGCCAATCAGAGTTTCAGTTGCAGTATCAGTTTCCATGTAATTATTATTTGCATCATCAATAACATAATAACCATTGAATGAACCTTCAATCCTATCTAAAGGAGCATCAGATTCTTTTTCATTGAAGCGTAAAGATATAAATTCATAATTAGCAGAATTTTCTGTGACATCAAAATCACCAACAACACCTTCCCTATTATTATTTGTTCCTTTACTCTCTGCTCTTAATTGAACATCCCCTGTATAATCGTCATCAAGAATAATACGAATCAAATTACTTGCATCATGCTGCCATCTAAATAATAAGTCATAAGATGAACTAATGCCCTCTGCTTTAAACCAGATATACACATAGAATGAATCCAGAAATGCTCCTGCGATATTTGCTGCAAAATCATCTAATTGACAATAATCATTTTGACTTTCTTCAAGGTCAAATGCTTTATAACATTCACTATTTACAATACTCTCTCCTTGTGTCGTATCCCAATCCCAACTGGCACAAGAATCCGTATCATCCGAAAAATGCCACACTGGGTCATTGGCAAAAATATTATCCCAAGTATTTGTTGCATCTTCTTGACTTCCACATGCAGAGTTATTAAAGTACATCCATACTTTAGTCGTACTCATATCAGTATCTCTAACCCAAGCAATTAATTCTCCATCAGTACCATCAAAATGTTCTAACTCATGGTCAAACTGTGTACTGTTATCAGCGTAATCAACGAATGTAATATCATCTCCATCATCTTGAGCATAAGCCGCTAAATCTGAATCAGTTTCTAAATGAACTAAACAGTGAAAACCATTCCAATCTGCAAAACTATCTTCAATGTATGATGTGTTCCAGGTGATTAATTTCCTATGTCCCCAATTAGCATTCCACCATGAGTATTCTGTATAGGTTCTTTTGTATGAGCCTAAGTTTAAAGTAGGAATAACATCAATGGACTTCTTTTCTAAACCCGCCTCAAAATGTCCTACAATATCAATTACAAGAATATCTCCTTGACGAATCTGTTTATTAGAAACCTCATTAATATCTTGCCATACCCATTCATACTCGGTATCCCAACTCATTGCTTGAATTGGATTATCCAAATCCATAGGTGCAAGAGTAAGAACATTAATATTAAAGTTGAGATTCTTATATGTTCCTTCTTTTATAATAGTGGATAGTTTAAATATATCCGCTTTTAAATCGTAATCTTTACTTAATGTTTTAAATTCAAATGCTAACGGTAAATGTCCTTCACATAGTACATGCTCTTTATAAATTATTGGGTCATCGACATAAGAGAGATTAAATCCAAGTGCCTCCCAATCTTCTAAAGAATCAATTAAATAATCTTCAATAAAAAATTCATCTCTTGGTATTCCAAACAACCCACCTGCTGCCATCGAACTTGCCAAGGCTACCGCTATCAATTTCTTTCCATGAGTTTCGTATAACTGCTTTAACTCTTTCCTATAGATATAGCCAAGCACTATAAGTAATGCGACTATTCCTATAATTGCTCCTACTAATAACATTCTTCTATCTCCTATAATAAATCTTCCGCCTCTAATTCTAACTGCCATTTATAGACAAGAGGACTTTTACTTACTAAATCCCATCCGAATGAACGGATATAATAATCCTTATTAAAGATGTCCATACCAACATCGGTAATCGAAATAACTTGACCTGCCTTTGCCATTGTCCGTACACAATTAATCCTTGCTGATGGGTCAGTACAAGATGATGTTACGAACTCCATTCCTTCCATGACAACTGATTCTCCACTACGATTTAAGTCATATACTTCTCTACTACCATTCCAGAAATTTATCATCTTTACATTCCTATCATGGTCAAGAGATATTTCCTGTGGTTTATTGAGATAACAGTTTGCAGTTCCAGTGTAATCAATTACTGCTACACATCTTCTACATCTAATCTCATTTACAGTTAAACCAGTTTGATATTTTACAGTGATATAACATTGAGTAATATTAGTAGAACCGCCTCCCCTTCTCATACCTGCTTGTAATGAATTAATGTCTGATAGTGTCCAGGCACTTCCAGTATCAGGATTCTCTGTCCACGTTGTTGCGTAATAATCATATGATGAATGTGGACTATGACTTAATGGGGATGTATATTTAGTCCCATTAATTTTTAATAAGTGCCTTATACCTGAATCTACAAGTTCCTTTTCTCTCGTAGTAACAGTTACACTAATAATAGTTCCTGTTGCCGAACTTGTGTTTTCAAAATTCCATAATTGGTCATCACCATAGATACTACTAAGTTGAACATATGTATTATCTTCGTCTGGTGTAATATCGTCTACACATTTATATGAGTCCCAGGAATCTCCAATAAATGCAGCAGTATCATCATCACCAACAGCGTTTGGTCTTAATATTTCCGATTCAGTATTGGCTACTGCAACATTAATAATTCCTAATCCAATCTCCATTGAGTTAATTGTACTTTCTGTCCATGCAAGTCCTGTAGATGGGTTAGTATTATTAAAGTATTGAAATGTTCCATAGTTATCAGTTAGTGGTAAGTTTACACCAGAATCAACGAGGTTACAATTTAATTGAACTTCAACACCATCACCTAAGTTACCAACTACTTTTAAATCAGCCTCTATATACATGGAGTTAACAGTTACATCTGTTAGTCCACTGGTATTCAAGTTTTGAACATTATATGAATCCTTATATTGTGGGTCTAAATCACATGGATTTGAGTATAGTCCATAAGATGATTGTGCTGTTATAATATAACTGTCAGTAAAACTATCAATCCTACCACCTCTCCCTAACCAGTATGATACAGCATTGTTTTGTACGAATATAGTATCATAGGATAAGTTACCACTTCCATCATGTGTGTATCTTCGAATAATACCATCATTAAATAATACAAAGAATTTACCACTGCACCCTTGTGTGATACCATGAGCATCTGTTTTATCTGTTACTGATGATACTTCTGATAATGTACTACCATCAAATTCGTGAACATAAATTCCATTTTCACATGCAGAGAATATGTAAGTACAAGAACTGTAATCATCATCACACCACATATCATACACCGCACCAGTATTAGTATCTGAATCTTGTAATACTAAATTAGTTCCATTAAATGTAAATGCTCTTAATCTATCTCCAGAACCGAAATAACAGTAAGCGTAGTCATCTACTACATTAGTAACCTGCGATTCACAAGAGTAGGCATTCCACGAGTCTGCTCTTGATGTGACTGTAGATAAATCTGTTCCATCGTATGATGTAATTCCCCAGGTTAATCCTACAGCCAATAAGTAATATGTACTATTACAGTAAAACCAATCTACATCATATGCTTCAGTATAAGTTAAAAGTCCTGTTGCATTAGTTACTTCTGATAATGAACCACTTGCATCGCATTCGAGAACTCCAAATAAATCATTAGTATGAGCATATCCAATATAATATGTTCCACTGGATGAATTTTGAATAATATCTAATGAATAAATATATGATGAACTCTCATCAATATCTAAACTATCAACTAATGAAAATGCAGTACCATTGAAGGTGTACGAATTAATACCCTGTTGATAAACGGCTGAAATAATAAAATCAGTACCACATGATTTTGTATCACGATGAATATAACTATTAATTACAGCGTACCCACTTTTTATCGTATCATTATAAACATAATCAACACCAGATGTATCAACACAAGCATAGTTATTCCCTGCACTCGGAGTGAGTTCTGTAAACGAACCTGCCCCATTCGGGACTAATGTTACTTTATTCTCTTGAACCTGTGTTAGTGTAAATGTTGCCATAATAATCACATTACGAATGGTATAGTTATCTTAACATCTTCCCATGTAGCATCATTTGAATGCCATAGAACGCAGTTTGAATCTGCATCAGTTTCCACCTTGACATATATTCTGTCATACTCACCTAACTCCTCTTTCTGCCAGGCATCAATTTGAAACCAGTAAACTCTCTCACTGCCTATATTATAAGTTGAATCATATTCTAAAGTATCATTAACAGTTACCCATCCAGTAGAGAATAAGTCAGTATCCGTACCATCGGCATTTGCTTTACCGACTGTGACACGATATGATGTAACTGTACTTGTGGCTGAACTTGCTGCTAATGTAACATGTCCTTCGATAACACCTTCAATGAAATATTTTCTTTTAATATGATTCTGATAAACGAATGTATTTATATCTCCATCACTCGCTGTACTTGAATCAGTTGTTAAACAGCCTTCACTTATGTATTCTTTAATTAATAAATAATGGTGATTTGAATAATTCCCATAGGAAAAATCCCAATGGTCAGTATATACACCATAAAATGTTTCATAGTATCTCATATCTTCTCCAGGCATTATCTACTTACACCTCCTTTGTATTCAACTCTACCGCCAGATGAATTATTCCATCCCTCCATTGGTATGAATTTAATTATCAACCTGCAAGTATCCGCTTGTCTATCAGTTGAGTATGTTGTATTTGCATAGACTTGGATATAATCTCCAGGTTTCAAGTATTGTATTATATGAATATTATTATTTCCATCAATCCAATTATAACCTTGAGCATCTTGACTCCACACTTTACCATATGTAGTGATACATTTTGCTCCATCTATTGCTGAACCGTTGAGATAGATGTGGTCAAATACTCGATTACTTTCTGCTCTATCTAAATTATAAGAGCATTGGAATATGATTTCATAATAACCTTCTCCACGGTCAAGATAGACTCTTGTTTCCCCTGCAACATAATGAAAATGCTGTGTTTTGAAATGAATAGTATCCCAAGAATGAAACTCATCATTAAATCCCGCATCTTCTTCATCTTGAAATAAGTAAATGCATGGTATGGCTGTCTTTGCTGTTTGACTTCTTCCTCTGGTTGCCATTTTATCTTATCCTATATTTCGTTTTTCCATTTCTTGAATTGACTAATCCTTTTTGAACTTGGTCTGCAATCTTTGAAGCGATTACATCTTCATTAGTATTTGAAATTGTATTACCAGTAACATTGACATTTACAATCGTATCTCCTCCACCTGCTCTATTACTTGGTGAAACTGATTCACCTTTATGAAGCATGTACATGCCTGTACTTGGAACGTAATTCGTACCACGAGCAAATCCTAATCTCTCCTTCATCCTGTCGAAAGGACTTGATAGAAAATCTTTCATCCTACCTTCTGGCATTTGCCCAAATAATTTATTTTGAACTGAATCAAGATTACTTTTAATAGCCATCCTATTTTGAATGCCCTGTGATATTTGTTCTGATATACTCCCTGTTTGTACATTTCGAAGTGTTTGGTACTTTTTGGTTAAACTTAATACTTCGTTACTTTCTTCTCCGAACTTTGCTTTAACTAATATAAGGTGAGCATCCATCGCTGTTTCCATATTACCATAGGCAGTTTGTACATCACCTGCATAAGTAAGATACATCTTTTCTTGGGCATTGATTGTTTCTCGAAGGTTATCTATATCTTCTTGTCTTGAATCTTTTAATTTCCAAACCTTATGTTCTTCAGCAGTAATCATTCCTTCAATAAGTTCTTTAGCATCGGAGTAACTTGTATCTTGAGATTCAGCGATTCCTTCATTCTTATTTAATTCAGCAGCCAATTCTTTTTCAGCAGCATCAATTTGAATCTCTGTTCTTTGAATAGATAATTGTTTTAATTTTCTTAACTCTCCTCTGGTATTACCTCGTCTACGCATCATTCCCATAAGTTGTAATCTCATAGTTTCAATTCTATTACGAGCCAGTTCAAAGTTAAATTCTTTTTGAGCATCTGTCGCTGCTTTCTGTGCTTGTTCATAATCTCGTACAGTTTTAATTGCAGCAGCCACCTTACTATCATACCATTCAAAACCTTCACCTGCAAGTTCTGTTTCATATTTTGAATCTTCTGTTGCTAATTGAATATAATGTTGCATGTCACCGAGAACTTTACTTGCCTCTGCAACCTTTAATTCTTTACCGAGTTGACCGTCATACATGTTGCCAACTTCACCGATAGAGTTTTTAAGTTCGTCCATACGTTGAATAATAATATCAATACTTTCACTATGATGTTCTACTGCCTGACTTGCACTATCAATAGCACCTTGCCAGTAAGAGTATTCTTCTCGAGCCTCCATAACCCGATTTGTTAAGGTTTGGAATTGTTGTTCGAGTTTAGTAGTATCTTCTCCTTTGAGAGCCATCTCACCTAACTGTTTACCTTGGAAGTCCCATGCTGTTAGTAATCCTTCATAAGTATTTCTTGCTTTTTCCATTTCAGAGAAATCTATTTCTTCTCCTTCTTTAAGTCTTTCGAATGGGGTTTTTGTAACTTTATTTTCTAAATCTATATCATCTATTCCTTTTACTTGTTCTTCCCACTCTTTTTTATAGGCTTCAATTTGGTCATCAATAACTTTATCTACATTACCTTTTTGAACAAGAGCCTCTCCTAATCCAAGAGATAGGACATTCATTGCTCCTGCGAATCCACCTAAAAGAGCAGATTGGTTATCATTCCATCCCTGACTTTTGAACCTATCAAAATATTGGTCTGCATCCAACATACCACCGAATAATTGTTGAATCCAGGTCTTTTTCATAATGTCTAATTTTTGTAACTCAATATCAAGGTCTGCAAAAGCCTCCCCGATTCCTCTACTTGCCTCGTTAGCAACTTGAGTAGTAATATCTTTTGCCATCTTTGCAGAACCCGCCATCTTCATAAAAGCCTCATCAGCCTTATCAAGTGACGTTTTCATTAAATCTAAATCCCCTGTTGCTTCTTCTATACCCTTACCTGCTAATGTCATCACAACACGGTATGAACGCATGTTAGGAATAAGTTTTGAAAACAGAGCAGCATTATCTCCAGTAGCCTCATTAATCCTTCGAAGGAATCCAATTAATCCTTCACTTCTTAATGCAGCCAATGAAAGGTCAACTCCTAATTCTTCAGCAGCCTTCCTTGCTTGTTCACTTGGTTTGATAATATTCTGAATGGCTAATGCTAAACCACGAGATACCATATCCAAGTGCTGACCTTTACGAGTAGCAGTGGTCATAACTGACATTAATTCCTCAAATTCAAGTCCTACTTGAGATGCTATAGGAATTAAATAACCCATTGCTGACTCTAATTTTTCATAAGTAAAACGTCCACGAATAACACCCTGAAACAATACATCATTAACATGAACTAATTGTTCAGCAGTGAAACCGTAAGACTTCATAAGTGATGTAAGAATATCGACAGACTGTGATACATCTGACAGACCTGCGACAGCAGATTTACTGGCAGTATATAAAACGAATAAAGCATCGCCTGTATCAATAGCAGATGATAAAATATCATACATACCTTTTGCGAGGTCATTTGCATCTTTGCCGAACCTCTTACTGAATCCTGAAATTGCAACAGAAAATTGTGTAAAGTTTTCATCAACATCTTCAATAATGGTCATAACTTCATGCATAGAATTATTAAAATAACGGAACTGCTTAACACCTTTGTCAACAGTTTGAATAATGTCTTGCAGTCCTCTTTGAATAAGGGCTATTGCTGCCATTGCCCCAAACATTGAACCTGCCATTCCTGTTACTTCGGTTTTTAAACGATTGAAAAAGGTTGGTGCTTTTGCTCCCTGGTTCTGCATTACTCGTAAACCCTTCGTAGCAGCAGCAATTCCTTTTTGAGATAGCATTGCTAATTGAACTGTCGCTGCTTGTGATGAACGCTTTAATGTATTCATTTGTTGGGCAGCCTGTAATGCTCTACCACCGAATTGGTTTAAAGCGGCAATCGCCTGTGTAGCATCCATATGAATGCCATAATCAATCATCTTACTCATGTATATCCTTCAACCTTTGTATCATATCTTTATTACTCTGCGGAACTTTATCAGTTATAACAGGTTTTCCACTCCTGCGTTTATTTCTTATACTCGCAGTATGGGCTATAGATACATAATCCCAATAGCACATAGAAAGAAGGTCAGCGTAATTACCCACTTCTAAATAAAGTAGGTTTACTCCATTAATAAAAGATTCTACTTCTTCTTCCCAGTAGATTTTTTTGTTGTCTTGGGCTTTTTGCCCTCCCGAAAATATATTCCTTCTCGCCCTGCGTTATAGACATCATTAAAAAGTTGTATTAAATCTTCAGGGTGAAGTGCCTTAATAGATTCGAGTTCAACGTCACTATCAATTTGTTTCAATGTTTGATAGATAACATAAAAATTAAATTCTTCTGTTCTTTCTTCCTCTGTCATTTCACTACAATCTTGCATCATGTGAGCAAGTGCAGCCTTATGTTTTCCAACTGTCCATTTTGGCATGACAAAGGGCTTTCCATCATTTACGAATTTTAAACTATATTTCTTTTCTGTCATTTTCTATCTCCTAATAAAAAATATTTAAGGGGAAAGAGTCCCCTAATCTCCTTAGACTGAGCCTACAATGTTTGTGCAACTTGATGGTACTGCTGTAAATGGTGCAGACTCCATCATCGCTTCGCCACTTGTATTAATATTTACTTCAGACATATTCCAATTACATCCAGGTAACGTGAGTTGCGGACAACCTGTCCCTCCCATGTTCACTGTTATAATAAAGTCTGTAAAGTCTTGCACTTCACCGAAATGCATACCACCTGCTCCATCTAACGTAATGTCAACTGTACCACTAACATCCAGAGTCCCTTCAACGAGATAAGACTTTTCTAATGAGTCGTGGTCAGTGTATCCAGTAAGTTGATGGTCGATAGTAATATCAATACTGTTCGTTATGTATGCAATTTTACTGCCTGTTGGATTGAATCCACCTGCTTTCGTGATTGAACCTGCG